CGCATTAGCGGCTCTGAAAGTCTGTGCTGCTAGAAATGTTTGCGCGGTTCCTACTGTAGCAACGGTATCCGATACGTTTGGCAGTGTTAGTGTTGAGCTTGAAGATAGCGTTGCGGGGGTTAACGTCACTGCATAAGAACTCGTGCCACCTGCCCGTCCAGAAATAACTACAGCATCTTGTGTAGCTGCTACCTCAGACCTAATTGCGTTTGCCACTCTAAAGGTTTGTGCAGCCGTAAACGTATTAGCCGCGCCTGTCGCCGCTGCTCCAATAGAGTTGTAACTAATTGTCTTTGCTGTGGTTCCATCATAGGTTGACCCCGACGCAGCACCCGAACCACCATTATTCATGGTAAGTGCGTTAGCAATAACACCTATTGAAGAAGTCTTCAAATTTCCCGTGGAATCAAACGTGCCATCAGTTGTCCAAGTGTCGTTGATTGCTAGCGTTACCTTAGCAATTTGTCGCGTTGTAGATCCACTGGAATTTGCATAAAGAATCGTAATTGTTACCGGCGCAGTATCTTTGTTCTGAATTGTGATCCATTTGATTACCCTTCGCGTAGAAGACGCCGGAGCCGCAACTAAAGTTACAGATGAGGTGCCATTTAATGCTCCGTCATTAGCTCCTTCAGTTAAAGTCGATGAAGTACTGTCAGCATAAGCCGCAGTGAACTCAGGGTTATTTGTCGCAGCAGCACCTGACATCACCGCTGTGATGGTTTTCGTGGTTGCGTCAAGAACTAAAGTTGACATCTCAATTCCTTATGAAAGAAACCATGCAAACGAATTACTACCGCCGCCACTAGCTGCTGAAGCCCTACCGACGGTATACCAACTTGAACCCGTGCAAATAATTTGTGTAGTTTGATTTGCTGTTAATGTAATAGTCGCATTACCATCAATCGTTTCGGAACCTGTCGGATCTATTGTAATGATTCCCGCTCCAGAATTCCATATCCAGCAATTAAACCCTGGCCCTAAGGTTGCTGCTGCCGTAAGGGTTACCGTGAAAGTCCCTGAAGTACAGTTAATTACTTTACCGAGATCTGAAACAACCACCGTATAAGCACTTGTCTGGTTATTAAACGTGTAAGGCAACTGCCCCGCAGACGCAGGGTAGGTCACAAACACATCTTTAGTACCGGCGGAAAAATTAACCGCTGAGCCACTATTTGATGAAGATAGTATTGTGTCTCGGGATAAGGTTGTGCCAGCAGCCGTGTAGGTTCCTAGACCCACTTCCCATTCAGAGCTTGTCTGCCCAACGATGGCATAAAACGTGACATTACCGCTTCCAACCGCTGCAAACGATTGAAACCCTGTTGACGCACCAAGCAGCGTCACTGTACCGGTGCCTGTGGTTGTGGTCGTTTCTTTAACTCGGTCTTTTACAAGGATACCCATTTTCCACCTTTATACAGACATATAGACAAGCTTCCAGTAAGTTGGCGCTAAATTTGTTCCTAACTCTCCTGTTGCTGACACCCCTGTAAGTGCTACTTGTGTCGGCGGTAAACTAACAGAACCTACTGCCCCGGTCGCTGATACACCCGTAATTCCCCGTCCCAGAACAATAGTACCAACAGATCCTGTTAATGCAACCCCTGTTAGTGGTATGTTAAATATAACTTTGGCGGTTCCTACCTGCCCCGTAGCGGATACACCAGATAGTTCACTAATAACTTGATAATTTACATTACCTACTTGCCCTGTTGCATTTACACCAGTAAGTGTTGCACCTTGCTGCCCGCCATAAACAACAGTTCCAACCTGCCCAGTAGCTGATACACCTAATAATGCAAGTGTCGTTACAACGCCTACACTACCTACCTGCCCCGTTGCTTGTACACCGCTAAGTTCAACCCCTTGGAATTGGGTGTATATAACTGTACCAACTTGCCCTGCTGCTTGAACCCCAGAAATATCTAAGGTCAGTTGATTAAATACTGTACCAACCTGCCCAGTAGCTGATACTCCTGTTAAAGCAGGTGCCCCCGGTTGCCCCGCAATAGAAGAAAACGGAGCTTCTGAGAATGAAGATATACCAAACACGGGCTACAGCGGGTTGCCCCGCCCCCTATTAAGCTAAACGAATTAACGCGTTAGTCGCGTCGTTAGTAGGCATCGTCAACGCAAAAGTTCCAGCAGTAATAGTCTGTGAGCCAAATGTATGAACACTAACCGCTTTGTTTGACTGGCTGCTGTTATAAATTAACACACAATCAAACGCCGTGCTTAACGTCACAGGACTTCCACTTGAACCGTATGTAATAGACGCTGATGGTGTCCAGTATCCTGTGGTGCCGGATGTCGTTGGGGCAGTTGAATTAGTAACTGTTACCCCACCTGCGGTGTAATTTGTACCCGATACTTCGCCTGTAGTCGTATATACAGCCGTCGTGGCATTAATTGTCGCTGATGCCAAATACAAAGCCGCCTTAAACGTATCAGCCGTTGACGCTGCCCGTATAGGAGCGGTGCCAAAATTATGTGTTGCTGTTAACAGCTCACCTTTAAAGGAGGTGCACATTGCTTGAGTGTTTGCCATTTTAAACTCCTAGTTAACCAATCATTGCCGCCACGCCTTCAGAAAAGACGTTTCGTTTTAAATGTACATGCACAGAACGATGTACAAGCTCTCCTTCGTGCCAATACTCAACCCAACGAGTATGTTCGTCGTCATTATCAACCACGCCTTCTTTTTTATCAAGAAGGGACTCGTCCATCAAACCCTTGGTCGTTGTAATCATTAACTAATCCTTAAAACAGAATCTGTGGCGCCCATTGGCGGAAAAGTGATTACTAGGTTAGCGGCAGTCTTTGTGATTGTCTGCCCAAAATTTAATACACAAACTGCACGATCTTGGTTTGTTGAATTATAAATCAACGCACCTGCACATGTAAGCGTTACGTTTGTGAATGTAGCATCGTCAAATGACCAATAGCCTGTAGTACCTGATGAAAGGGGCGTGATGTTTGTGAGTGCAATCCCGCCAGCGGTGTAATTGGTTCCACTCGACGATACTTCCCCAGAGGATGTGTAAACGGTTGTGTCCGCTCCGAGGGTGGCAGTTGAGACGTACAAGGCGAGTTTAAATACATTTCCTGTAGTCCTTGTAAAGTTATGCAGGCCTTGAGCAACCTCAGCTTTAAAGCTTGTGCACATTGTTTGGACAATTGCCATATTATTTCACCGGATAGCGAGCCTGTCCAGACCTGTAAGCGTCTTGACGTTCCATACCATCACCCAGACGTTTAGCAAGAGCAATCGCTTCATCGTATTTAGATTGAATCGCCCCCATCATATCTGGATCAGCTTTAATAAAGAAATAACCCTCTCTCAGTGCACCGTAAAGCAAAACAGAATCAAAATTTTCGCTAAGCCACGTTGTTCCTGCTGTTACGATGGATTCAGGGTAATAATAAAAATGTAATTCAACTTGATACGCAGCATCTGGTGTAGGGCCAAGTAAAAAACTTAATTCTGTCGTTATAGTCGCATTGGATGTTTTTGGCCCAAAGATTGCGTAGTGTCTAGGTCGTCCTGTGTTACCCGCTCCTGTGGGGGTTGGGTAGGCTTCACGAATAAAGTTAACATCTTTATTCAACATGTAATGGTATTTACCAGTAGCGTCTATTACTGCAAAACTATACGGGGCAAGAAAATCATAAGGACACGATAAATATTGGTTATTGGTCATCAATAACCCCGTCATGTTTTTTCTAAGTGACGGAAACTGTATGAAGTTATAAATACGCTGCTCAGCCTGCTGTACAAATGTCGCAAGCTGGTCGTCAGAACTCCAGACCGTACTGGAATCCGTCAGATTAATCGTCGGGAAGTCATTTTCAACATACCCTCGGATTGCCTTTTTTAACTCCGTGTAATTCACGCCATCGGACCCCGACTCATTGTGCCTTTAGTCGCCGCACCAGCACCACGCATCTTGACGCCAGAGGTTTTAACAGCATTATTTTCTTTATTAGTGTACGCACCTACACTCATACGCACAGTATCTACTTTACTATGGTCTGGGCCAGAGCCAGGATTAGTTTCAGCTTTAGTCTTCTTACCCTGCATGGTGTGTGGTTCGGCGTAAATTGACGCGGGACCAACTTCTTTGCCGCTTTTTTTCATGCTATATGAAGCCATTATCTGCTCCCTTGATTACGCACCCGTGCCATATTACGGCCCATAGTCTTCATCATTTCAGACGTCGGACCGCCTTTTTTGAGCTTGGTCATGGGTTTACCGGGGTGCATTTTTTTCTCATGCTTGTGCACTGCACCAGCAATCATTTTTTTGTCTTGCTTAAGATCTGCTTTATCCATCATAAACTCCTAAGAAACTGTCA